AGGTGTTCTAGCCATAATAAATTCTATTATTAACTTCTTTTTGATTTTTTTGCAAACGTTTTTACGTTTGTTGGTTTTGGTCCAGTATTACCTGCAGCTCTTTTTCTTCTAACCGCAGAAGCTTTTTGAGATGAAGACATCGATCTTGCTTTTGCAAGTGGAACACATTTTGGATATTTTCTTTTAGATCCTTTAGATCGTCCACAAGGCTGATATTTACCGTCTTTTTTAGGAGCACCTATATCCACCCACTTTTCAGCTACCCATTTACGTAAACCGTTTTTAGCCATTAGAATTTCTTCGTAACTTTTCTTTTTTCTTCCATAACAGCACCACAACCTTTTGCAATGCCACCTTGATCATAGTTAGAAATCTTTTTTCTTTGCTGAGAGATAGATCCTCCATCAGCTTTTTTCTTTGGCTTCTTTTTCCCACCTGGGGTGACTTTTCCTGAACATACAGCGCTTGCATACATATTTGCATACGCTGACGGGTAAACTTTAAATTTCCTCTTAGCGGCCGCTTTACCTCTTGCACATAACTTACCCATTTTGTTTCTCCTCGTGCTCACATCCTGCACACTCACACATGCAAGTTTCCTCGCAGTGACAGGTACATCCACATTTTACACATTGTTCCACCATTGATTCACACTTTATGCAAAGCTTATCACAGCCCTCACACATCTATTTTACTCTGCCACCTTTTTTCATATAACCCATTTTATTTCTTACCTTTGTAGGTAATTTTGATAAACCTGGGTTTTTCTTTTTGTCTACTTTTTTCAGTTTCTTTTTCATTTTTCTACCTCCAGTAGATACTTCTTGTTTCATTTGAGCTCGTGATATGGCCATTAATAATCCACCGTCTTAATTAAAAACTCTTCAATCCACATTATTTTGTCATCCATTTGAAGAATTCTTTCTTTTATAATGGCTATGTCTTGTTGCATTTTTGCAACACTGTCAGCTTTCTTTTCGACTGCATTAAGTCTTTCTGACCACATACCCCATGTCATGGCTATTGTGCCAAATAACACTAGGTAAGGTAAAACTGTTTTAATATCTATTTTCATCTACCTAAAATACATTCGCCGTTACATGAACACATAAT